AGTGTCGAAAAAACTACTTAATAGAGAATCTTTAAAAAATTGTCCTATCTGCGGAGCTTTTCCAAAGAAAACAATGGATGATGTTTGTCTAGTTAAATATGAATGTTGCAGTAAATGTTATATTCAATATGTCGATGGCAGAGAAGATAGATGGCTAAAAGGATGGAGACCAAATAATGGCAACAGTTTATGAAATAGTTCAAGGGCTTTCACAGGCCGCAGCTAATGCTTATGACGGAGCATTGGATGAAAATGGCGAGCCGCTCTTGGCTGGGCTAAAAAGAGAAGAAGGAGACCCCATTCTTGATAAGAGAGTTATGGATGGATTTGGCGTCAAGTTCTACGGCAACATGATGTGCCTAAGCTATATGTCCGAAGTTCAACTTAAGGAAGTATATGCAAATGGGTTTGAATCTGATGTTGAAAGTCAGCTAGCTGAAATTGTAAAGTTTCTTCAGAAAGAATACAAAAAGATTACAGGCAAATCAGTTTCCCTAACAGCCGATGGCGAAATTGATATTCGTGTTGAGAACTCTTCCCGCGTGCGCTCTTGGGTCACGGCTAAGATGCACTATAAGGTCGGTGGACTCAAGAAAGACATGGCAGTAGCTGCCGAAGCAGACACAAAGCCAGAAGCCAAGTGGCAATCATTTGTTTCTCAGGGTGGCTGGAATGGTAGCGGAGGCTCACGCCCTGAAAACGATTCGAGACCAAAACCTAAAAATGATTGATGGCCTTCCAGTTAGACAAAAAACAACAAATAAAAGAAATACTTAAGTGTGGTAAGGATCCTGCTTATTTTCTGAAAAACTATGCAAGAATATCCCATCCTATCGATGGGCTTATTCTGTTTAATACTTACGACTTTCAAGACGATCTACTAAAAGATTTCAACGACTATCGCTTTAATGTGATATTGAAAGCGCGTCAGTTAGGTATTTCTACGATCACTGCTGGCTATATCGCATGGATGATGCTCTTCCATCGCGATAAGTCTATTCTTGTTATGGCAACTAAATTTGCCACAGCCGGAAACTTGGTTAAGAAAGTTAAGAGCATAATGAAGAATCTTCCCGAGTGGATTCGTATTGCATCTATATCCGTAGACAACCGCACGTCTTTTGAGTTGTCTAACGGCTCGTCAATCAAAGCGGCTTCTACTTCAGGCGATGCAGGCCGCTCAGAAGCACTATCTTTGTTGGTTCTTGATGAGGCCGCACACATTGAAGGGCTTGAAGAGTTGTGGACTGGTTTGTATCCCACACTATCTACTGGTGGTCGCTGTATCGCTTTGTCTACTCCAAATGGTGTGGGAAACTGGTTCCACAAAACATGCACAGATGCCGAAGCAGGAGCCAACAACTTTCACTTGACTACTCTGCCATGGGATGTACACCCCGATAGAGACCAGGAATGGTACAAGAAAGAAACCAAAAACATGTCAACCCGACAAATTGCACAGGAGCTTGAGTGCAACTTCAATACGTCTGGCGAGACTGTCATAGATTCAGATTGTATGACATGGCTGTTGACAAATGTAAAAGAGCCTAAATATAGAACTGGCTTCGATCGCAACTTTTGGATTTGGGAAGAGTTTGATCCATCTTGCAATTATCTAGCCGTAGCAGATGTCTCGCGCGGCGATGGAGCAGATTATTCTACACTGCATATGGTAAAGCTAGAGACTCTTGAAATAATAGGCGAGTATCAAGGTAAGCCAACTCCAGACATGTATGCAAACTTCTTGAATCAAGTAGGGCGAGAATTTGGAAATGCGATGCTTGTGGTGGAGAATAACAACATCGGCTATACGGTCCTCGACAAATTGATTGAATATGGTTACCCAAACTTGTACTATTCAGTTAAGTCTACGCATGAGTATATAGAACAATATCAAGCAGAATATCGCTCTTCTGCTGTTGCTGGTTTCACTACTTCTATGAAGACGCGCCCTTTGATGGTTGCGAAATTAGAGGAGTTTATCAGAAACAAACTAATTACCATATATTCATCTCGTACAATAAACGAAATGAAAACCTTCATATGGAGAAACGGAAAGCCACAGGCCATGAGAGGATACCATGATGATTTGATCATGGCATTAGCTATTGCCTGCTGGGTCAGAGATACAGCGCTTCAAACATCTGCAAGAGATTTAAATTATCAAAAAGCATTTATTAATTCAATACGGACCACAAAGACTACCATGAACACACAAATTAAAGGTCAAGAAGGCTACAAAAAGAACAACATATTTGATAAAATGAATGAAGCAAAAAACTTGTACGATCAATACAAGTGGATTATTAAGTGAGATTATAAATGGCACCACCTAGAAATAGAAATATGAGTATGAACAGGGGAAAGAAAAACCCCGCTAATGAACAGTCAGAACTGTTCAAGAGACTAACGCGCCTATTTTCTGGACCTATAATCAATTACCGGTCCCAATCTGGTCGAAGAATCCGCCGCCAGCACCTAGACAAGTACGCCGCAAGGTTTAAGTCAGCTTCTGGTCAGCAGTTTAAAAAGACCTTTTACAATCCACTTGACAACATAGCAACCAATGCAATCGCCAACCAGAGAAGATCTGAGCGATATGTTGACTTTGATCAAATGGAATATATGCCAGAGATCGCATCTACAATGGACATTTATGCTGACGAGATGACAACTTATTCTGATCTCAAGCCAATGCTAAATGTCAAATGTCCCAACGAAGAAATCAAAGCTGTCCTCAATGTTTTGTTCGACAGCATTCTAAACGTACAATATAACCTATTTGGTTGGGCCCGCACCATGTGCAAGTATGGTGATTTCTTTTTATATCTCGACATAGATGAGAAGTTTGGTATTAAGTCCGTAATATCCTTGCCTGTGCAAGAGATTGAAAGACTGGAAGGCCAGGACGCAACTAACCCCAATTACATACAATACCAGTGGAACTCCGCTGGTATGACTTTTGAAAACTGGCAAATTGCACATTTTCGTGTTTTAGGCAACGATAAGTATGCACCTTATGGCACATCAATTCTGGAGCCCGCTCGTCGCATCTGGCGCCAGCTTACACTCATGGAAGATGCCATGATGGCTTATCGCGTTGTGCGCTCATCAGAGCGCCGCGTGTTCAAGATTGACGTTGGCGCTGTTCCTCCTAATGAAGTCGAGCAATTCATGGAGAAGATTGTTACACAACTTAAGCGACACTCGGTGGTCGATCCTGATACTGGTAGAGTTGACTTGCGCTACAACCCCATGTCTATCGAAGAAGACTATTTTATTCCAGTTCGTGCCGGCTCTGCCACTACAATTGAGTCGTTAGCCGGCGCCCAAAATATCACAGCGATTGATGATATCAAGTATCTTCGTGACAAGCTTTTTTCCGCGCTAAAAATTCCCCAAGCATACCTTGCCATGGGCGAAGGCGCAGCAGAAGACAAGACAACACTTGCCCAAAAAGACATAAGATTCGCAAGAACAATCCAAAGATTGCAAAGAGTCATTATTGCGGAGCTTGAGAAGATAGGAATCATTCACCTCTACACACTCGGCTTCCGAGGTGACGACTTACTTTCTTTTAAATTGGCACTCAACAATCCATCAAAAATTGCAGAACTTCAAGAAGTCGAACATTGGAAAGCAAAATTCGATATTGCCGGATCCGCAACCGAAGGCTATTTTTCACGTCGCTGGGTGGCCGAGCATATCTTTGGCATGTCCCACGAAGAATTTGCGCGCAATCAGCGTGAAATGTACTACGACCGCAAGCATGATGCTGCACTTCAGGCAGTGGCCGAAGCCGCCGCCGCTGGCGAAACAGGGCTTGGTGGCGGAATGGGCGACCTTGGTGGAGATCTAGGTGGCGACCTAGGTGGGGATCTTGAGGGTGAACTAGACTTAGGTGGCCCAGAAGAAATGCCAGCCGGCGGGGCTGACACACCAGCCGGCGGCGATGAAGCTGCGCCAGCTGGAGATGAGTCACCTTTATTAGCAGTTCCGCCGGGATCGAGAAATGATGTGAGAACTTACGAAAAAAGCACCTATACTCCTGTCAAGAGAGATAGAAGAAAAGATTCTGGACCTAGAATGAGAAATTATGCTGCGCAATATAATAAAGAAAAACGAGGCCAAGCTCAGAGAGCTAGGGTGCCTGGAGCAGAAATCAATTCACTAAGCACAGCAGCGATCCCAAGTATTGCAAAAGGTATTTATGAAGACCAGCAGCCTACTTATATATTAAGGGAGCATGCCGAGGAGGCCAAGCTGCTTGAATTAAACGAATCAGTCAAAAAATTGATTGAAGGATTAGAAAACACAACAAAGCCTACGGAGCAAGATAATGAAAATAAAGCATAACAAAAAGAGAAACACTGCTGTTGTTTATGAAGCACTTCTCAAAGACATGACAGCGGCGATCTTAAAGGGCGATGGTGACAGAAAAGCAGCAATTATAAGCGTAATAAAGGAACACTTTTCACGCGGAACTGTTTTGGGCAAAGACTTGTCTTGTTATCGCTCACTTTATGAAACCAAAAACGCAACACCTGAAATATCCCAGAGAATTATTTTTGAAGCCAAGAAGCAGAAGATGTCTATCGACAAGGAAAAGCTGTTTGAGGCACAAACAAAGGTGATTCATGATATCAATAAAAATATTGACTCGTCCATATTTTCTAACTTTGTTCCCAATTACAAGACGCTGGCCACGATACATCAAATTTTCTCTGATAACATTACCCCCAAAGAGAGAGTTTTGTTAGAGAACCAAATGGCACAATACATGTGTGAGAAAATTATCAAACAAGAAGTGCCCCAAGTTGATACGTTAACTTTAACTAAGTTTATTGAGAAGTTCAACCAAAGATACGATGATAAACTGCTAGACGAACAAAAAACCCTACTCTCGCACTATATCACTTCTTTCACAGACAACAACTTAACCTTAAAGATGTATCTAAACGACGAAGTGGCTAGATTAAAAGAGCAGCTAAATGGCTTCTTAAATGATACAATCTTACAAGAAGACTCAAGTATGTTGAGCAAGACCAAGAAAGTGATTGAGAAAATTGAATCACTAAAGACCTCTGACATAAACGAAGACACACTTACCACTGTTCTTCGTACTCAGGCACTAGTAAAGGAGTTCGAATCCGATGGCGCTAACGGTTAAAATTGGTAGGCAGAATCAGTCTGCTGTAATTCGTTTAGAGCTTGATTTGCGTAAAAGCATGAATGGCGACTTGATGATATTTGATCATGGAGACATTGATATCGTAGTGTCGCCATCAAAGAACAAGGTCATCGCTTTTCCAAAAGAGACAATGACTGAGTTGGCTTATGGGGCACAAAATAGATTGTTCACACATTTACGCAAAAAAGGCTTGGTGCTTCCCGAGTCTATAGTGGGCGGCGCTTTCTGTGGCGCACTTGAGGGAACAATGGAAAAGCCGTTCAAGGAAGACTTAAGCACCGCAAAAATGACTTTGATCAACATTTCTAAGTTTATTGATGAAGAACGTCCATACTTTGAATCTACTGAGGCTATTATATCCATGGCTGATGACGAGCTTATCCATCCTGATAAGACTGATTCAACAGAACTTGGCGAAGTGCCACAGTCAACAGAGAAGGGCTCAATCCGCCCCGGATTTATTAGGGATCCGTATTCACTAAACTATCTATACACGATTTAAAAGGCGGATAGTATGGAAATATTTACATTTATATTATGCGCTTATGGCCTAACGCAGATTCTTGTTTATGGAAAAGTTTTTAAAGACGTAAGGCCAACGAAAGGCAAGCTTGGACAATTATTTAACTGCCCCATGTGCATGGGTTTCCATGTGGGTTGGTTTTTAATGCTGCTTTCTCCGTTTACGGAACTATTTAGTTTTGACGTTAATATCTTTAATTTCTTCCTATTAGGCTGGTTATCTTCTGGAACATCTTATGTTTTGAATATGGTATTCGGCGACGAAGGAATTATGATCAAACACAATTACAAGCAAGATAACTTTTTTGGAGAAGAATAATGAACAGTCATCTAATGAGCAAATGGATGCTGCAGCCAGTCCGACGTTGCTGTAAGGGTTCTTAAATCATGCGGGTAGCGCCCGCATAAATTTTTAAAGGAAACACAATGAAACTACTACGAGAATATTACGAACTTTGCGACGGTGGGATTTGCCAAGATCTGCTAACTGAAGATGAAAAGCGTTTTGTATCAAACGGTGGAATGATCTTAACGGGAATCATTCAAAAAGCTGACACTGTTAATGGTAACGGTCGCGTTTATCCTGAGCACGTCCTAAAGCGTGAGATGGTCAATTATTCTAAGTTAGTTAAAGAACGCCGCGCATTAGGCGAATTAGACCACCCAGAAGATTCCGTAATTAACCTTAAAAACGCCTCTCATATGATGACGGACGTTTGGTGGGACGGCAAAAATGTTATGGGCAAGGCAAGAGTTCTTGATACCCCCTCTGGACAGGTGCTAAAGTCGCTAGTCAGTGCTGGCGTAAGCATTGGCATTTCTTCACGTGGCATGGGCTCCGTCTCAGAATCACAAGGTAACACTGTTGTTGAAGATGATTTTCAATTGATTTGTTTCGACTTTGTGTCTGAGCCATCAACACCCGGTGCTTTTATGATGAAAGAAGCCAAAGAGTATAAAAACGAAGTATTTACTAAAGCAGATCGAGTTAACAGACTTTTAAATGATGTTTTAAGTGATGAGTAATTATAACGACAATTGGAAAGCTTTTGTTAACGAAACAAAAGAAATGAGTGACGAACAGCTTCAGGAATATATTAGCGATATACGCAGCGCAGTTGGCGGGCTTTTTAACCAATCGGGCCAAGGCGATCAATACTCAGGTTTGAAAGGCTTGCGCCCCGAGCCTAAGCCCCAGACCGGATCCGATTCAGAGGATTCGATAGTATATGGTATAAATTCAAAAGATAACTCAGAATCACTTTATTCTCTTTTGGATGCATTAGTCGAAAAGGGACTGTTAAGTGAAGAACAAAGAGATAAACTTGTAGAACTCATGCTACAACAAACCGCAAAAGATGAAATTGTTTTAGAAGCAATCGGGGATCCCCAAAGAGATAATAGAACATTTTCTTCTGATACCGTTACAAAATTAAACGCCCTTATTAATACTTTTAACCTTCAAGATAACGCAAAGTCTCAACTTGAAAAAGTCTTGAATAGATGGGCAAAATTAAATACAGTCAAGTTTGGATCTCCGACTGCAGCCACTGCTAGCCCAGAGGAACCGAAAAAAGATTCCGTAGATGTATCAAAATTATTAAACGCAGAAAGCCTTGGTGATTATCGTAGAGAATATAACAGACTAGTCGGAGCCAATAAGATAAACGACAAAGTAATTAAGGCGGTTAGCATCAAACTCCAGAAAGAAGAGCCCGTTGAAAAAATAGTCGGTCTCCTCCAGCGCGCCGGGCTCGATGACTTTGGTGACCCAAAAACACTGAAGAGATTTATACAGCTGGTCGCGACACCAAATCCCCCAAAAGAAGAAACTAGTGGCGAGGAGGAGCCACAAGCAACTGAGGAAGAAATCGAACAAGAATTTGACAATCTATCACCAGAAAAACAAAATGAACTCAATAATGCAGCTGAAGAACCCATACAAAAGATAGAAACTCTGATAAAACAAGATAATCCCAATAAAGAGGACTGGGTGAGTAAGGTGAATAATCCTGGCTTGTTCTGGATAGCCTGGGGGGTTAATGGGTTTAAAGCAACAAAGAAACTAATAGACCTAAAAAAGAATAAACAACTAACCGCCAAAAGCTTGTTAGAGGTTGGAGGACAATTTATTTTTGATAACACAGACGCTATAATGTTTGATCTTTTGCCTGATAACTCTCTTTATCTTATAAAGAACAGGAAATTTTCTGAATTGGCTAGAGCTACTGGGGACAACATCTCCAGCGCCGGCCTTGGTGTTTTGGATAAGGCCGAGAAAGGTTGTGAAAAAAGTAAAAAAATTGCAAAGAGTGCCGGCTTGATTTCAAAAATCCCAGAGTTTGGCCCAATAATTGTTGGAATTGCGGCGGCACTCTATGCAATATTGTGCCCAATTGCACGTCTCAAAGGAATTCTTGAGCCATTATTCAAAGACGGCTCACTACAAGGTTTAGAAAACGATCCCTACTATCAAGCTGGCGCCCTTGGCCTCCAGCTGGGGTTCACCGATGACCGGCGCGACGGGAAGTACGGAGTAACTGACTCTCCATTGGAAAGCCCAACGAAAGACTTTGAAGATGATATTGGAGAATTCATCGAAGAATTAGAAGGAGGCATTAAGCAGGGCTTAGTCACCAACCCCGATGAAACCCGACGCTACATTTACGGCTTGAAGACTTTCAAAACCCTAGTAAATGGTTTTAAGGAGAAGGTAGAAAGCGAAAGCGCTAGTCTGGAGAAGCTAAAGCTACCAGATATGTCAGAACCAGAAGAAGGGGAAGAGGCCGAGGAAACCGAGCCGGCATCATCGCCAGAAGCTTTAAGCGAATCAAAACAATTGTTAAGATGGAAATTAATAGCGGGAATAAAATGAACAAAGCACAATTAAAGAAACTAATCAAGCCACTTGTCAAGGAATGCATACATGAGGTATTGCTTGAAGAAGGCTTATTATCAAATGTTGTTTCGGAAGTTGCCAAAGGCATGCAAGGTAATCTTGTCACTGAGACACAAACGCCACAGCCGGCACGAGCGCGAGAACGCTTACCAAAAGTTGACAAAACTAAGCAGATTCTTGAACAGCGAAAGAAGATGATGGACGCAATTGGCACTGATGCTTACAATGGTGTTAATTTGTTCGAAGGAACAGAGCCGCTTTCTTCTCACGAAGCTGCGACTAATGCCGGCGGCGCCGTAGACTTAGGTAATCCCCGAGATGCAGGGGTAGATATTAGCTCTATAATGGGCGATGCATCAAAAATTTGGAAAGCAATGAAGTAGGTATAAGATGTCCAAAAGTTATAATTTCAAAGTTACTGCAAAAGAATGTCGTGGTAACGTAGATAAAATGATTAGAAAATTTATTAAGAAAACCAAGAAAGAAAGAATTGTAGAAGAATGTAGAGAAAATCAGCGGTATAAGAAGCCGTCTGTAAGAAAAAAAGAGAAAAGATTGCGCGCCCAACGCTTACGACAAAGAGAGCAGCAAAAACGCTTGAGAGCAAAAGAAAGACGCGCTAGAAATAATAAATGACTATTTATAATGTAAATTACAAAAATATCGGAGTTTAATATGGGCAACTTTACAAAATCATATAAATCAGAGGTCGGTATCAATCATGTGCCGGCGTATCAAGTTAGTGGCGTACCGTTTGCGTCCGGTAATCTCGATGCAACTTCAGGATTGCAAATAACATTTCCTTATGTTGCAAGATGGTTCGAAGTAATCAATACTAGTAATACTGTTCTAAAAGTTGGCTTCTCGCAGCTCGGTGTCGCAGGCACAAATTATTTCGAAGTTCCTATTAGCGGTTCTTCGGGAAGACTTGAGGTAAAAGTTTCTGAAATTTATTTAAATGGTGGTGCGGACGGAAAAACTAGCGTTGTGGCCGGTTTAACTGGAATTCTTCCACAGAGACTCAACACATCTTTAGGTTCTTCATGGTCAGGTTCATCAGGAGTAGGTTAATAGATGGCTTTTGGATGGGCTTATGTAGATTGTGCTGGTGATAGTAGTCAGGCCGCTGGCCCCACTGGTTCAATACAGTTTTTAACAGGTACTAATGTCACTAGTGGCTCAGCGTACCTGTTATACCATACATCTGCATATGGAGGTTTTCAGCCTAACACGTTGGTGTTGTCTGGTAACTTGGTGGTCACTGGCACAGTTAGCGCTAGCCATTATCACATACAAAATGTAACCGAGATTGATGCTAGTGGTTCTACATTTTTCGGTAACTCCAACGATGACGTACATAACAGAACAGGAAGTTTGTCTGTTTTGTTATCGGGCACCTCTTCTCCATATTTTAACGTCAGTTCGACTACGCAGGCTACAACTGTTAAGGGCCTCAATGTTCTTTACGAGGCGGTAACTGTTACAAGCTACACGGCCAGCACTCCTACTTATATCTTGGGCGTCCAAAACACCAATAATGTACAGATATTGATACCAAGCGCATCCACATACAATTCGGGCGCCCTCCTGTTGGTCAAAGATGAAGTTACCTCACGCGCCGCCACCAACATAATACTGACAGCTTCAACGGGATATACAATTGATGGCGGAACATCGTATGTCTTGACAGGTACCATGCCGGCAATTAGCTTGTATTCAAATGGCGCTAACTGGTTTGTCTTCTAATTAATAAAGGAGACAAGTAGATGGCCTATAATAATCTGTCTGGAACAATTATCCAGCCACACGCGATGGTCCCTGGGCGCGTGGATATTAGAGGCGAGCTTATTGTACCACTTATCTCCGGTAACTTAAGTACGTCCGACGGCGCCGATCTTGTCAATGTGCCACGTGTCTCTAACGCTACTGACAACGCCATACTCACAAACGTTGCTGGCGATGCTAACTCACTAACGTGCGAGAGCAATCTTACATTTGATGGGTCTTCATTAAATGTTGTAGGTTCCGTTACGGCAAGTGTGGCAATATCTGCGTCGGAATTTTATGGCTATGGGGGCAATTTGACCGGCCTTGTTGAGTCGCAGGGACCAATAGGCGCCCTGCAATTCAATACCGGTTCAGGATTCTTGAGCGGCTCG